GTAACAACCAACCGATAGTAGTTGTAGTTTTACCAACCTGTCTACCTGTCTTTACAATAACATTTCTATTTTCAGTTATTGCTTCTACTAATTTTCTTTGAAAGTCATACATCTTAAAAGGAACAAGTCCTTCATCAACGTGGACAATCTTCACATAGTTTTCCAAAAAATAGATTGGATCATCTTTACACTTGATGTATTCCTCTATTTCTTTCTTAGTAAACTTATGTGGTACACCTACACCTTTTAAAAGGTTATTTCCTAAATAGGAATTATCTTCTGGCATATTATTTTTTCTTTTTCATATCAAGAAGTTTTTGAAGTTCGGAAGTGCTACCAATGAAAAGATTATTTTCATTCTTCGTAGGTTTAGTTGTTCCTTCAACTTCTTTCTTGGTTTTTTGTAATATCAAAAGTTCTTTAGTAGTTGCAGCTAAAGAATTCATAAGTTGGGTTGCAACCTCAAATGCTCTTGGTTGTTCACCTTCCTTTGCAATAGCTAATAATTCTACTAGTGCCTCATTACCTTTTTCAATAATGTTATGGTATTGATCTCTTGAGAAATCATAGTCACTTGTTAAGTCAGTAGTTGTTATTTCTACTGCTGGTGCTTTTTGTATTTCTAATGGTTCATCAATATCAATAATATCATCTGCAATATCTAAAATATCATTCAGTTTTTTTACAGTTTCTTTTTTCATATAGTTTCATTATAAGTCAGTTATAGTTGTTGTTGTATTTATTGGTGCATCATCAGGGTCAGCTGTTGTTGGGTTTGGTACAACATTAACATTAACTACTGGATCATCAATAATAAAATTTGTTCCAGTATTAACATCAACTTCCCTAATAATTCCTTGGTCAGAGGTTGGGCCATACAAATAACCCTGTACTGTAAATGATAGAGTATGAACTAAAGACCTTCTTGAAAGAAAATCACCTTCATAATCATCTTCCGTTGACATACTATTTAAAATAATTGGTATATCTCTTTTTATTCCCAATGATTTCATTTCGTTCATTGTCACATGAAACTCTGGTGTAAAGTACGGCAAAATCTGTTCAAGTATTTGTGAACCATCATCACTATTTAAAACCATAATGGATAAATCAATTTCAAAGTTATATGGAACAGGTGTATAAATAGTTTGTAATGTAGTAGTATTTGCATCAACATTAGCTGTTACTGTTGCTGGGAATATTGAACTGTTAGTTGGTTCACTTGTATTATTTTTAATGGTAACATTTGGTATTGATGTATAACCAGCTCCAGCATTAGTTAATGTAATACTTGTAACAACACCATTTTGCAAACCACTTACAATATTATTTTCTGAATCAGCTACTGTAATTACTGCTGTTGCCTGTGTGCCACCTGTTGGTGGAGCATCTATCTCAACAGTAGGAATTAAAGTATAACCAGAACCACCATTAGTTATTTCAATACTTTCTAATGGGCCAAGCATTTTTACTTCTCTTATTTTTTTTGTTGATTGTAATTTCCTTGTCGTGTCATATGTCATCGTAGTTATTTCAAACGACATTCTTGGAAGAACCATTCCAACGTTTTCTTTTAAATCAGCATTACCTTGAGAATCATTAGCAGAAAATAGTTCACCTTGATCTAATTTAGATAAATACTTTTGCGCAGGGCCATACGCAATAGGAACTTTCAATGTGTTTTGAATAGTACCATTAGACAATGTTCTTTTTATAGTTATATCATTAAATACAGTTCCAAATAAAATAACTATATTTCTTATATTCTTATTGTAGAAATATTTTCCAAACATTATAAATCTCCCTCACTCCAAGGATCAATTTCACTAAAATCTAAAATGTTATCACCCTCTGTTTCAAATATTTTATTATCATCATATTCAGATGTTGAAATAACTTGGTCATCCTGTGATTGAATAGTATTTGTATGGTCACTACCTCTACTGTTTACGCCTACACCTTGAATAGTTTCACCATCTTGAAATGCACCAGAAACACGATAAACATCTAATAAAGTACCAGCCATTGATGAAACTTTAGCAGTAGCACCAGATGATTGTCCAGTAATAGTTTCACTAAGTACAAATTTTTCACTATCATTAAATGCTGTACCTACTGAAAATCTTCTTGTTACTGCATTTTGTCTTTCAATCTTATCAAATACAGCACCCATCTCATCTACAGGAACATCAAATAACTGATTGTTATAACGAAACAATTCACAATTTAATTCATATACAGTATTTTTTCCTAATGTGTAAAATGGTTTTTCGTGTTCGACAAATTTAATTTCATATAAACCTTTACCTAATGGAAGATAAATTAAATCACCCTCTCTTGGAACGCGAAGGCTTACTTCTTCTAAAAATCTTTCTTTGTTTACAATTAAATTTAATTCGTCCTGTATATCTAAACCAAATTTAGAAACTGCATCACCAGAACCTTCAAATCCTTCTGGTGTATTAATATACATTTCTACTTTTCTAACAGAAATAAATCTTGATGTTGGTTCTTCATTATATATTGTATCTTTCTCAGAAGTCGATTCTCGTATAACATACATTATTTCAATTCCATTTATTTCAATTACTTCTTTAGTTAAAGCGTTAAGTAATTCCTGTTGTGGAAATGAATTAAAATTTCTAAAATAGTTATTAACTGGCATATTAACCTACATATCCGTCTGCTGGAAGTTCATAAGATAAACTCATTTGTTCTTCTATCTTTGCAATTTCTTCAACTGCTTCATCATATATACTTTTACCATCAAGTGTAATACCACCCGGCAATACAACTCCTTGAAACTTTTTCAAGTTCTCACCCCATTGTCGTTTAATTAAAGCTGTTGTATATTTCTTTAGAAACATATCATTCCATACTTCACCATACTGTGAAGGGTCTAATGCACGATATGCTTCAATAACTAAAACATCGTTCACACTAAATTTTTCATTCCAATCAGCTTCTAAATAAACTCTGTTTTGTTTTCTATTAAACATCATTGTTGGTGCAATAGAAAATAATTGTTCAACTAATGAAAAATTCTGTTGTGTCATTTCCCATTGAATCAAAGAAGAACCAGAAAAACTATTTAAATCATTTAGTCTTAATTGATATTCTTCATTAAAAAATCCACCTTGAAATGAATCAAAACTAGGAATAGGTAATACCCTAACAACACTAATAACAGGCCCACCTACAGGAGAAGCAGGATCACCCATAGGAATATATTCATTAGTAATATCTTCAGCTGTAATTAAGTGTTTGAGAAAAACTTTTTCTACACCATCAAAATGATATTCTTGAAAATATTCTAATGCATCATCAACTCTTTCTTCAAGTTGATCTTCATCAATGTTTATTTCAATTACAGGTTGTCCTAACCTTCTTAAACAATAATCTATTAATCCCTGTCTTGAGTTTACACTAGCCATACTGTTTTCCTTTTATTATTGTGGGGCAATTCCCATTGGCTCAAGTTGTTTCAATATATTTTCTTTATCTTCTGCTGCGATTTGAAGACGAGCCTCAAGTTGAACGATTACTCCGTTAGCTTCATTGACTTTACCTTGAAGAACATTAATTATTTTTTGTGCATAGTTAAGTTGTGATTGCACTTGTTCAACAGTAACATCAGGATCAACTGGTGCTGGTTTTGCTAATGGTGTCGTTTTTGGTTTTTCTTCCTTTGCTTCTTCTTTTACTTCTTTAGTCATTTCATAGACTCCTTTAATATAGAATTATTAATTACTTTCTTTTTTTCTTCGATGGTTCATCAGCACGTTCTATTCTCTGCTCATCAACTTCTAATCCATAACGCGTCCGTATCATTGTATCAAGTTTTAAAATATCTGTCTGTAATACTCTAATACGGTCTATAAGTTGGATAATTATATCTGTTTGATACCCTATCTTCCCCGTTAGTGAATCTTGTAACCATTTTACAATTTTCCAAAAACCCCACCCAATCAATAGCAAACCAACAATCGGCACGCCTAATTTTTCAATTAGGTCAGCGGTTTCATTTAATTGCATTTCTTTACCTGTCTATAAGTATGTATACTCCTAAAAAAACAAAGGGGGACAGGGAAAAACCCCATCCCCTTTCGGTGAATCTACTATGTTGTTTCTAAGTTAAAAATAACCTTAGAAAGAACCGCCGTCAAT